CGCTTAGAGGGACACAGAAGAATTATGATATTTATGATGAGCATGGATTTATCACCAAGCAAATACATCTTGGGCACCACGGACAACCTAAGCGACATAATTTCGGAACGTTGAACAATCCCGAATATCGACATGTGCATTCATGGGTTGTGGTGGATGGTAAAATTAGTAAGCCCGATAAAGGTAGAAAAATAAGGAAAGAGGAGGTGGTTCAGTATGACTAAGAAAGATTTAATAAGTTATCTGGAGACAGATGATTTTGTGTACTTAAATGCAAGTGGTGATTACATTGGTATTTTTAGTAACAGAGATACTGATAGCTTAGTTACTGATTCATATTTTGCCTCTGACACCTATTCGGATGATCCGGCAGCTGATACGGGGAAACAGTATCAGAATTTCTCGGATTTATGGGATAATTTTAAAGTGAAGGGGAAGAGCCTGTCGGAGACGTTAGCACCTATAACGGATTGGTAGGTATAAATGGTTGTACCTGATTATGCTGAACCGCTTACGATCGTAGGCGGTTTTATAATTTAATACTTTAGCTTTACAGCACTCTATCCGGAGTGCTTTTTTATTGCCTTTTTGGAATCGCAGGCGAAAAAGAACGAGGCCGCACAGTGTCAATGGTAATGACGTAAAACAGCGAAAGGAGCGCAAGTAATGACGAAAGAAGAGTTAAAGGCCCTTGGGTTAACGGATGAACAGGTGGCGAAGATTACAGAGGATTACGGGAAAAACTATGTATCCAAGGCGCAGTTCAATCAGAAAAATGAAGAAGCTAAAACCCTAAAGGGAGAGTTAGACACCGTTAAAGGTGAGATTGAAACGCTTAAGAAGAACAATGCCGACAACGCTGCATTGGTGAAGCAGATCGATGACTTGAAGGCCGCGGGTAAAAAGCGGGATGAGGACTATGCTGCTAAAATCGAACAAATGCACATTGACGGGATTGTGGAAAAGGCCTTGATAAGCAGCAAGGCAAAAAACACGGCTGCGGTAAAAGCACTACTGGACTTGTCAAAAGCCGAGCGTGACGGGGAGACGATCAAAGGGCTGGAGGATCAAATTAAGAAGATTAAAGAGACCGACAGCTATCTGTTCGGATCCGACACGCCGACGGGTGTAATACCGGGACAAGGCGGCGATCCGGGGCAGGGCTTAAGCACGCAGCAACAATTTGAACAGGCTATAGGCCTGTAAGAAAAGGAGAGTAAACTATGGCAATCAACACTTTAGAAATGGCTAAGATCTTTCAGCAGTCTTTGGACAAACAGATGCTGGTAGGTGCTACTTCCGGTTGGATGGAAGCAAATGCGCGGAACGTCAAATATAACGGCGGTGATACGGTAAAGATGCCGGAGATCACCGTGGGTGGCTTGGCCAAATATGACCGCGATACCGGTTTTAACCAAGGCGCCGTTACTTTGACCTACAGGGATTATACCCTGACCCAGGACCGCGGCCGCACCTTCCAGCTGGACGCAATGGATGTAGATGAAACTAATTTCGTCGCGAACGCAGGCGCCGTTATGGGCGAATTTCAGCGCACCCAGGTTATTCCGGAAGTTGACGCGTATCGCTATTCTAAAATCGCAGCCTTGGCCAAAGGA